TCACTGATTTAGGTATTTTTCGAATTGTTGATGGTTTTCTTTCTTTTTTGCCGGAGAGATTTCAGCATAGATTTGAGTGGTTGAAATGTCTTTATGTCCAAGATCATCTTTGATGTCATCAAGGCTTAATCCTGCCTCACGCATTAAAACGGCATGCGTGTGTCTTAAATCATGGATACGGATGTGAGGAAGCCCAGCCCGATTGGTGATGCGATTAAAAGCACCGGTAGTTGCTCGAGATCGGAGCGGTTGTCCAAACTTGGCATCAGACGAATAGGTGAAGACAAAATCGTTATTGTGGCTAGTAGAAAACCGAAAACCTTGTACATTGCCGTGACTGAAATGGCGCTCATATTGTTGTTGAAGAAGATCATTTACTCGAGCGGTCATGTATTCGGTTCTCTTAGAGCTTAATGTTTTGGGACGATCAAGCGCTATTTTGCCAGCGTTTGATCCAGTTTCAGCACGATAGATTCGTGTTGCATTGACTGATAAGGTATTTTTACTGAAGTCAATGTCTGACCAGCGAAGAGCCATGGCTTCACCCACACGAAGCCCGCAGTCAATCAGCGTCACAAAGAATGATAGCCACATGGGCTCTTTATCTTCTTCAGCTGCTTCTATAAAAGATCCAACTTGATCTTTTGTCCAAAAGTGAAGTTTTTTGGAATTGTCTTTAGCATACGCATTGAACTCGACACCAACGGTAGGGTTTTTGGTAATGTAACCAATTGCAACGGCTTTTTTTAATGCATTGTGCAACGTTCCATTGATGAGCTTTACTGTGTTAAGAGACAAGCCATCATTGAATAGACTGCTGATAAACTCCTGATGTTCCTTAAGCGTGTATTTGGCTAGTCGAATATCCCCAATTTTTGGGATGATGTATTTCTTAAGATTATATCGATAGATAATCATGGATCCCTCTTTGACATTAACCTTAAGCTTAGTGATCCACTGATTGAGATAATCAGCCATTAAAATTCTTTCAGTTTGGTAGTGAGAGTGGCCTTTGATTATTTCGGCCTCAGCTAAAGTTGCTTCTTGCTGGGCTACTTTTTCGGTTGGAAAACCGCGCCGATGAATTTTTATTTCTTTTCCTGTCTGAGGATCAACCCCAGCGAATATATAGAATTCCCAGGCCTTTTTGCCATCTTTTAGTTTATATGAGCTAATTGATGCCATGATATCGCACTCCTTTTGAATCATTGAAGTTTACAGTTCAAACGTATGTTCGCTTTACCTTTAAAATAAAAGCCTAAAATGAATAGGCTTGTTGAAATTGAAGTTACGTGTGGTACACTGAGAGTAAGCAAAAGAGGTCCGCTTGATGTGTTGAGTCTTTTAGATCGACTAATTCTAAGGCCTCTTTTTTTATGTGTACTGAACAAAATCGTAGATTCTAATAAGTCTTCGAATCCCATTAGTGGTTTTAAACTTTCGGGGATTGGAGTCTAGGTGATCTTTTAAAAACTCAAGAAGCAAATGAATATTTTGCTTGTCCCAGTCGACTAAGGCCAAACGAGTGAAATCTTCACCAGGGTGGCTGAGTGCATCCTGCGGTTGCACGAATTGGTTCCGAATTAGTGAGTTCAACTTTTGTGATAAAAAGTCTCCGTATTTAGAAAAGCGATGAAGATTATTTAAAACAATTCCTGGAAGAATTGAGGGATCTAGATTTCTAACGTACTTTCTAATGGGGATGTAGCCAGAAGATTGTCTGAGTGCAATTGGCAAAGCTTCTTTCACTAACATCTCAGTGACAAAGTGTTGATCATCAAAAACGATATCCCGAAACAGCTCATTTTTGTCAACGGACTTATATCCCTTTTCAGCTCTTTCAATAATTCCAAACCCATAAACGAACTCAACATCTTTAAGTGATTCTGGGTTCATATTCTCGTCCGAAACTGATAAAACTACCTTGTCAGACGGGTGGGTAGTTAAGGCAAACTGATACAGGTCGCGCTTAGCGTAACGAAGTAATTTAACAGGATACTTAGTTGATGATTTTCCGATGACGGAATACAGGTCGTTATAATTATCAAGTACGATTCGTCCAATGGTTAGCGAGTGGCCTTGTTCAAATGATATAGAAAAAGTTGTGACTTCTGGATTCTGTATACCTCCTTGCCAGTCGACAAAGAAAAGACGTTTTTCAATAGTTTTCAATTGCTCAGGCGTTAATCCCATTTGGATATCGAAAAGTATATTGCGTATATCTTGATCTTCCATAGAATATCCCATAAAAAAGATGGGATGCTCAACAAAAATAGTTAAAAGCTTTGCCGAGATATATTTATGTTTTTCATTGATCTCTAGATAGTCGCGACTATTGATCATGATTGTTTTGGGGAACACGACGCTCCCATGTATTTTGTATACTTCCCCTAGGTCATATTTTGTGTGAAATAAGAGCTCTTCCTGAGATGAATATGTTTCAAACTGAAAAGCACTTTCAATTAAAGTGTCATAATTCGTTGTAATTACGCCCGCAACTGATCTCTTCGCCAATTTTTTCAAGGCAGAAAACTCATCCTGCTTATCAGTAAGAATATGTGCCGGATCGAACGATTTGATGTATTTTGCTATTTCAATTTTGATTGGTGGAACTTGTTCATCCGTAGCCAATTTTCCAAATATTTTCCGTGAGTCTGCAAATAGGGGATCTGTATACCAAATCTTATCTAAGTCATTGGATACTAAATCTGTCAAATGAGTCATGTATGCATTATAGTTTTTTGACTTGTCGTAATGTTTGTTTACCTCGTTTTTTTTTCGCAGCTAATTGAAACTTATTTCTGTATGTTAAGTCAGCAATATGATCAATTAGACTTTCCCATGTGGGTAGGCCTAAATATCTTTTGGTCAGTCCCGAGCCAATAAACAAAAAAGGCAACGCGTCCGCGTCCCTAAGGGAAGGCAGGACTTTATCTTCTATTGAGGTCATTTTATTCCTCCACGTCTTTAAGCGGATATTTTTCTAATATGATGGGTTAAGCCTTCCGCAGAAGACTATTTGTTTGTCTGAAAACTAAACCCCGTTATGGGGTCGTATTATTGCATCTTTCTAACCATCATCATGAGCACGCCGATAATGATGAAAATGGCTGCCCACAAGAGATTGTTACCGGGCGTGTCAGGGTCAATGAGCCAATGTAACCAACGGTGCCTGTTCCCGAATAGGGCGAAGTAGACGCCTATAAGAACAATGATGAGGCCAATGAAGTGTGCCTCGCTTAATGTATCTGGACCATTCATAAGTGCATCTCCAAGAACTGAGCTTAGATTTCGTTTAGCTTACTGAACTCGATGTCATTGTTGTATCTGATCTTGACGGTTAGTGGGGTGCAACGAATGATAACGGGTCGGTCATACTGTAACGATTTTTGAAAAGTGTTGAGGTTCTCCGTAAAGCTTGGTAAGGCCTCCTCAGCGGTCAATACAACGGCCTTTGCACGCAATAGCAACGATGAGTGGTGTAGCTCATTGAAACAGTAAACAGCGAGCACAGGCTTCTCTAGAACATTGTGAATGGTAGTAGTGTCTCGATCAGTGTAAAAAAGGATCTCTTTAAGCGATCGGTGTGATTTAAGTGGTGTCAGCGAAACTATATTAGGAAAACCGGTATCGTTATCAAGCGTAGCTACCTGCATAACGGTACACTCTCTTAACAGTATATCGGCCTGCCTGATCGTTGAATTTGCCATAAGTAAGACTCCTGTCTTAACTATTAATTTGATACGAGTAGCTATGCTTTTAAGCGTTGATGGTGAATCCAATTCATCTTTGCTATAATTAGGTGAATAGCATTTAATACTAGACCCAAACAAAGAAGGTGACACTGTGCTTTTCACATTAATTCTTGTTGCTCTGATCGTCAGTCTTATTGTCGTTGTAATCGCCCTGCGGATTTACACAAATGGTTTGGTAAAAGAACTTGCAATCATGGAGAACCGAATAGATCAGAAGATCAGTTTAATTGCCAATAAGCCCGGTAAGTGAACGAATTTCATCGAACCCAAGAACGGATGCAATCAGGATCGAGTCTCATTATGTCATCTCCTTGGCCTAACTGTGAGTATTTTTCTTTGAGTCAAGATAGTAGGCAATAATCAGTGTAGTCATGATTGCAAGAAAACTATCTTGGACAAATCTGGAATCAAATTTAAACAACATCATTACACTAGCAATAGAACTTGCAACTTCTAAATCTTTGACGAGAGGATGGCCCGGAAAATGGCTAAAAACTTCTACAAAATTCTCGTTACCTATGCATTTGCTTTCTTCATATGTGGGGGCTACTTGCTGATGATTAGTTGGCTGTGCGAGTGGTTCGGGGTTAGCCAATTGATAATTACTACGTTGAAATCGGCTAGAGTTATTAGCGTGGTTACCCTTATTTGCATTTTGTTCCCGCCCACGAGACATCACTTCATCAATACTATTACCAGTGTTTTCCACTCCAACAGCATTCGTTAAACCTTTTTGGAAGGCAACACTTATTCGGAAATCGTATCGAACAAGTGTCTTGCTAATCTTTGCCCAATCAAAGCTTTCGAGAGCTTTTAGCTGAAGCCTAGAAGCAACATCAGCGTTTTCTCCTAATGTTTTTAAGAGATTAGCAAAGGACCGCGATACTATTGCTGATGTCGGCATAATATCAGCGGTTCTCTTCATCAGATCAATGTTAGGGTATAGATGCGTAATTCCTTCAATTGTGGGTGTAAGAGACTCAGACATAGACTTCAGTATTGTGTATCCGCTCAAAGCAGCTTGATCCATATCAAGTGCGCCTTTAATGCTTGAGCTAATCCCTTCAGCCATATTCTCTATACCTTTCTGATATAACGACGCAGGGAGCATTAGACTACTTGCATCATTTGTATAGCTCTCACGTTGACTATCAGCTTTCATGGTTCACCTCCTCATGCCTCGCCGCCGGGGCTATTTTTGTGCCCACTGCCCGAATGAAAAGCCTCTGATTCATCCTTACTAGAATGTTTCACGTAGAATTCACTAGCCGCAATCAAACGATCGGTAAACTTGTTGGGTATTGGATAGATCTTACTATGCTGAGAAACTTTCATGCCAGCAGACAGTATTTCCATTTCATCCTTGTACCGGTGTTGTTTGTGGTACATGATAGCCAGCTTTTCCGCTGCAAGAGCACCCATTAAGTCAAGAATTGAAATCCATTCAGCTTCCGCTTCCTTCCACTCACCAAGCTTGTAGTGTAGATCGCCAAGGTCGTAGTGTGGCAAGACATGATCGACTATTTTCATTTGCTCATCATAGTCTGGATTACCAGTGAGCTGATGTGGATGAACGGCAATTGTAGATTTATAAAGTTCACGAGCATACGCAATTGCTTTTTCGGTTGAAAGGGGATAGCCTGTGTCAGTATTTATTCGTTTTTCGCGAGAAGGTTTCTTAGCCGCAGCCTTTGGGCGTTCACCGTTCTTTCTCATCTTAACTAGATCTTCTTTGGTTTTTTCGTGCGCTACTTTGAGCAATTGCCGAATATCTCTAGAAATAATCTTCGATTGAGAAAAGTCAGGGATATCTATTCGTTTGGGGATACGCATAGTGGTTGTCCAATGATAGCCATCAATTACGCCTAAATCGATGACTCGTTCATCAGTTGCAATCGATAGATTGGCAAGGTGCAACTGAGTACGTGGGACTTGATCTAGTTGATTTGGAATCGGATAGTAGTCCTGCTTGTACAAATTTTGTAGACAAACAAGAAGATTATGTTTAAAAAGTTTATGTTCATTTTTGATGTATCTAGTGTTGTCCCATCCGAACCCGCGTGAACTTGACATGATTTCATCAGCAGTTAACTGATGATCGAAGGCTGCCTTCGATAGTATCAACATCGATGTATTAGTTCCGCGGATATATTGTAGTGGGGTAGGATCGTGATAAAGTAACGCGGCGTAAGCAAGTGCTTCATCTGAATAGGATGAGAATGACCCGCTTTCGTTGTGGTGTTCCTTTAGCCGGTGAATCATCTTCACTGCAGCATCATGTTTCGGTGTTGCAATCATGCGCTCAAGGCCATAAAAGAAAACAAAGACATAACCGATATCAATAGGCTGATCAACGTTTGTTAGCCAGCTTAGATAGCTATACCGCTCAGTGGGTGACATCTTATTGTATGATGGCCAGTAACCCATTCTCGTTGTCGCACTAGCCTTTTTGACAGGTAATCGAAAAGAAATTCCGGATGGCTCTTCTGTTTCAGCGTCAAGGTTCTTCATTGGTCCATCGAAAAACCACATTAATTCAGCAACTTCGGTCGGGATGTTATGAACTACTTGAGCCGTAAGTTCATGCTGTTGCATCGGTTGGCTGTGTTTCTTTATGTTTACAGCCGGCTGTGTAGGAATCGTTTCGCTCGAAGTACCGACAATCAGTTTCTTAAAGCGGTCAAACAGTCCCATGACACGTCCCCCTAACTCACAGCTTTTATAGTCGTCAGTATTTGGACTGATTTAGTCGCAGAAAACATTTTGGCAGTTTACAGGCCTAGCAATTGCTTCTTTTTTTGGGAGAATTCCTCAGCAGTGATAATACCATCATCCAATAACTGCTTATATTTTCGAATTTCCTCAACAGGGCTCGAGGGCGATGTATCGCTTTTTGGATTCGCAGACGTACGATATGACGATTCACTATGGTCATGGCTATCGTCCTTGTTGATAACTTCCATATTTACATGAAAAGACATTAGCCTCTGGTAATCTCTAGTTTTTGTTAAAAGAATAATTTGAACGTTTTCATCAGTGGTAGCATTTGTAAGCTTAACAACAGTAGACGAGTCGTCCTCAATCTGAGAAGTGATTGTTGACGCTTCGCCAACAGTGGAGCTGCTTCCCTTTATTTTGTCTTTCCCAGAATGGCTGCCAACAATAGCCCCAGCAACAGTACCAACACCTGGGGCGAGAATTGTGCCTATTAGAGCTCCCCCCAATCCATGCCGATGCTTTTTGGTCTTTGATTTGCCCTTGGTATTCGATTTGCTTTTGGTAGTTTGAATCTCATGATATTTTGGTCCTGCAAATTCTATGCCTGTTATCCAAAAGTGATCCGGATTGTTAAGCCCAAAAATAACGGTATTATCTTTTAATTGGTAAATTCTGCTACCGAATCCAGAAGCGCCAACAAGTTCATGACCACTCACAAACTTAATTGCTTCCTCCAAAACAACTTCTGCTTTTAGGGCTATTTTGGCTTGTTTGCGTGCCTCTTTTTCTTCTGGTGTGAGTGAAGATGCTTCGTTCAATTTGTTTCCAGCTTCTTTAAATCTGTCAAAAAGTCCCATTATTGCCCCTCCATTGTGCTGTGTGTCCATTAGTGAGAGCCTTGGTTAAATAAGTACAAAACGGTTAAACGATTCTGGAAGATCAAAGTATTGAAGGACTCCATAAGTTGTTGTGATTTCAATGTCTTGAGCCTTCAGAATATCGACCATGTATCCAACAGCAAATTCATTTGCCTCTCGTTCAATTCTCGGTATTTAACCGCCAGCCATCATAGAACGCATAAATGGCGTGCTATCGTTTTTATGCATACGGCAATGGCCAACTTCGTGGAGAAGAACAAGCAGTTCCTGAGAATCGGTGAGATTGTCACTCAAGAATATCGTTGCACAGCGATTAGTCCTGACTGATAGCCCCATGGTTGAATTGGGCATGGTGACCCGTTTGACCCCATAGTCATATGTTTTACATATGGAAAATGGATCAGTTGAATCTATTGCGACATCGGCAGTATGTTTAAATGTTTGATCAGCAATGTCACTGGCATACGACATTTAATCACCGCCCGTATCTCGATACTTCTCAGGCGTGAATTTCTTTTTTGCTTTTTCTTTATTGATACGAAGCCCCATTTCTATGATGTCCCTCATAGATTGCTTTTGATCATCTGTCATCGGTTCACCGTAAAAATTGACACTAGCATCTGAATTCATACCGTCAATAATCTGCTGAGCCTGTTTAGCAATATCTTTGGTGTCCTTATCGGTTAGCTCATAATATCTGCGTTTATTTGTACGATACATAAGAAAATCCAAAGAAACATTAAATATATCCGCCAGGTCGTTCAAAGCATCTGTGTTTGGACGCCGTTTGTCAGTTTCCCACATAGCAAGAGTGGACTGACTCACGTTAATTTTGTCTGCGAGTTGTTGTTGGTTCCAGCCTCGCTCTTTTCGTAGCATTGCAATTCTTTCGCCAATATTCATGAGCAGCCCTCCTAATGTGATTATACAATCACGAGAAGTGATTTTTACGGTTTATTTCAAAAAGTGATTTTTTTGTTGACTATCACGTGAAGCGATGATATAGCTATCACATCAAGTGATATGGAGGCGAAACAATGAACAAGCTTTTAGAGGCACGAAAAGCTAAAAGAGAGTCTCAAGCACAGGCGGCCAATGCTATTGGAATCGCACAATCTATGCTTGCTATGATGGAAACTGGTGATCGGAATGGTTCCGACAGAACTAAACGTAGAGTTGCGGAGCATTACGGAAAATCTGTTGGTGAACTTTTTTTTAGCGATACTATCACATCAGGAGATAAACACATTCCCGCCCAGCGAGAGGAGGCAGTCAAATGAACGAAGAGCTTAAGCAACACGCATTGCGCATTGCAGAAATATTGCAGGAACAAGGAAATCCATACCAGTGGATTGAAATTGACGCTGATGGAATTAAAAAGGTCTCCACCGATTGGTCGGAACCAGCAGAGACCTCCAAAAACCCGTCAAAGCTGATCATTAAAGGACATCCATGCGCAATGATCAATGTGACCAGAAATAACGAGTTAATTGCTTCGATAAGTGCATCAGACTGCATTACCGCCAAAGGATTCTTCGTACACTTTGTTGATAACGAGAAAGATGCACGTTTTACAAGTGATGATTAATCAAGGTTGTTGTTAGTAGTGCTATCTGGCTTAGATGCTGGAGTTTTTAAGCCATGCAGGTTTCTAACGGTGTAGTTTTTATACTCGCCATTCTGTATGGCTTGTACAAACTGAGAACGATTCATGTTCTTTCCGGTGAAGTTGTCATGAAACTTCTCATTACGCCCTGACTTGTTTTCGCTTGTAACGCTGACTCGTTTTGGCATTTTAATCACCTCCCTTCGATGCAATTATCGCACTCGGAGGGAGGCAATCACACAATATTCAGTTTTCAAGTTAAGGAGGTGATCCACATGGATCGCAAGGACATGATTAAGGATCTGACTACTGATCATCCAGAACACACCGCATCTTATTGGGCAGCATTCGATGATGATACCTTGATGCAAATCATTGAACTAGATCATCAGGAGGTTCAACGAAACGTCTCGGATCAACTTGCTATGGGTTAATCATAGCCCTCTCTAGCATGAATCAATATCCACCAATATTTCATCTTTTAAAGGAAGTGGAACGTATGAAAGCAACAATTAGTAGCCCTTTGAATAGGTTCGCTACTAGAACCAACACGCCACAGAAGGTGATCGCTTATGCAGCAAAATTAGGGCGCTCAACGATCAACAACTATTTTCATGGAACTCCCATTAGAGCAAATAAGGCTACTGACATTGCCAATTCGATGAATGACAGCGAACTAAGCTATGAAATGGCCAACTTGTTTCTAGGAATTCCGAAGCTGTTTAGCGGTGATGGAATATACCACGATCTAAGGGGGCTTTTATTCACCGATAAACGAGAAGAAGACGAAGAGAAGGCTGCTTTCATCAAGCACGACATTGAGGGTCTTGCTAACGATCCCAGCTTTACACGCGATGACGCTAAAAACTTGAAAGCATACGCATTCGAGAAACTTGATAGCACAGTCGCAGATCTAACCGAATTAAATGCTATTTGCGAAATGCTAGGCATCTCAATCATGGATCTTTTCAGCGAAAGGCTCCCGCATTACCAGAAACTTCATTATATGAGGAAGGATGAGCAGGCATGGAACAAGGATTCACACTGATCGATCCTAGTAAGCCGCAAAGGACACGCAAGCCCTTTAAGCCCAAAGTTTATTGGACGCCAAAAGATGTCATGGCACACTATCAGGTTTCTGCCGCGACAGTGAGCCGTTGGAAGAAGCGTGGTGCTCCATTCGTTGGGCCAGGTAAAACACAGCGAGTTGAGCCTGAGAAGATGGAGCGTTGGTTTGCACGACAATAGGAGTCCTAACAAATGTTAGAAGCAATCATGTCAGTGCTGTTCGATCCAACATCAGCCTTTTGGAAGTATCTGCTTGTAGCTATGGCTGGCATCATGATCGGTGCCACAGCAGTAGGAGGTTGGAAACAATGGACACGATAAAAAGAGCACAAAAAAATCCCGTAGCGCCAACTACGGGAAGTCAACAATATTGCAGATATTATTATGTCTCAAGTTTATCACGGAAGGCGGTTGATGACCATGCTTGATTACAACACAGCGGTTCTGAATGAATATCAACGGCGAGAAGCACTTGAAGATAAAGCCATTGCCGATTGGGAGTCCTATCACGGTACCGTCCTGCCCAAAGATATGGATATCGAACAAGCGGAGGAGTTCTTGGCCACCGCCGATGAATATGAAGTTGATACAAAGAAACCTTGGCTCTATCAAAGCTGTGCTACATCGCGTTATGAGGGCGCCTTTAACAAAGACAAGGCGAAGGAATACTTGAAAGATTGGATCAACATTCACGGCCCTGAGCGATTCTTAAAAGACGCTGCCAGTTCTACATATCCGAAAACAGAACTGGTTGAGATTTTCTTCGGCGGTGACAGCTTAGACGTTATCGATTTCATGAAGAATCAAGGATTTCAGGAATGGAAATAGGAGGAGTAGCATATGACGACACAATATGACCTAACAAAAATGCCAGTTAAGAAACTGATTGAGACGCAAACAATTAAGAATAAGTTTGCAGCGCTTCTGGACAAACGGGCACCACAGTTTCTGTCATCGATTGCCAGCGCGGTAAGCCTTAATCCAAGCTTAGCCAGAGTTGATCAGTTAAGCGTTATCAACTCGGCCCTGGTAGCGGCCACGCTAGATCTTCCGGTTAACCCAAGTCTAGGATTTGTCTACATCGTTCCATACAAGAATCAGGCGCAGCCACAGATTGGTTATAAAGGCTATATCCAATTAGCTCAACGATCAGGACGGTATCAGCGCCTGACTGCTTTACCAATTTATGAAGATGAGTTCAAGAGCTGGAACCCACTAACAGAGGAACTTGATTACACGCCGAACTTCCACGATCGCGAAGCAAGCGAAAAACCGGTTGGCTATGCCGCATCGTTCAAACTGACTAACGGTTTTGAAAAGATGGTCTATTGGACATATCAGCAAGTCGATGATCATCGCAAGCGTTTCAGCAAATCTGGTGGTGGCACGGAGCCCAAGGGCGTTTGGAAAGACAACTACGAGGCTATGGCCCTGAAGACGGTAATCAAATCGCTGCTGACTAAGTGGGGTCCAATGACAACCGACATGCAAAGTGCGGTCAGTGCCGATGAAAAACCAGTCGAAGCTGATCCAGAACTGAAGGACGTTACCCCCGAAGATCCTAACTCTATCGAGGATGCACTTAACGCTCCTGCTGAACCAGTCACAAAATCGGAGGTGAAGCCAGATGCTCTTAAGCCAGACATTACCCACGACCCAAATGCAGGAAAACAACCAGAAATCTTTGACGGTCAACAAGGATAATTATTACTCGCTGGATACCAGTTTCAAATATCAGTCTGCTACCTGGTTTAAGAAGTTTCTGACATGCGAAGCAGAAGCGATGGCCGAGTTGCAAGGTAAATGGACACCAAGAGGTGACCCGACTGCCTTGCTGGTTGGAAACTATCTACACAGCTATTTTGAATCCAAGCAAGCTCATGAGTCTTTTATCAAAGGACACCAAGAGATGTTCTCAACTCGTGGATCATCAAAAGGGCAACTGAAAGCTCCGTATAAACAAGCTGATGCGATGATTGCCACGCTTGAAGCTGATGAGAATGTTCAACGACTTTATCAGGGCGAAAAAGAAGAGATCCTGACCGGTGATCTGTTTGGGGTCGAGTGGATGGGCAAGCTGGACTGCTTCGACTCAACAAAGTCATTCTTTTTGGATCTAAAGACCACACAGTCGCTTCACAAGAAGTATTGGAAACCAGGAGAACGTCAGCCAACCAGCTTCGTTGATGCCTACAACTATCAGCTTCAGATGGCGGTTTATCAGGAGCTGATTTACCAAAATTACGGAATGCGACCACGAGCCTTCATCATTGCCGTGACTAAGGAAGACGTGCCCGACCATGCCGTCATCGAAGTACCACAGTACCGTATGGACGAGGCGCTGGAAGAGATCCAGGACAGCACCGAACACGTTGAGGCGGTTAAATCCGGTCAGGTGCGGCCACATCGATGTGAGAAGTGTGACTACTGTCGCGCTACCAAGAAAGTTGCCACGATCATCAGCATGGACGAGCTAGTCGAGTAGGAGGTGACTCACCGCATGGATTTATTCAAGCTAATTCGAGAGTTCTACATTCAGCAAAGCGTTAATCCGCTAAGCACAGGACAGATAGCGTTATGGCATGGGCTGGTTTACCAATGTAACCAGCTAGGCTGGCCAAGCGAATTCAATATGCCGAATCGAACACTTGAAACGTTGACTGGTTTAAGCCGTCAGGGCATCGTCAAAGCCCGTAACGCGCTAAAACAGTCAGGGCTGATAGATTTTCAAACTAACGGTGTTAAGGCAACGACCTACTCAGTCATCGATATTTCACGAAAACTTAGTACGTCAGATAGTAGGCAACCTAGTAGTCGAGCTGATGACAGTGTGTCAGATAGTAGGCAACACAGTAGGCAACACAGTTTACAAGGTAGTTTACAACCTAGTAGGCAACACAGTAGCACATACACTAAACAAGACGAGACTAAACTAGACAAAACTAAACGACAACAGACTACTGCTCCAGTAAAGGCAGCAGAGAGGCCTACTGAAGAACCGTCATCGTCGTCATCATCAATTCTTGATATTTGCAATTTCTGGGAAGGCAATGGGTTTGGACAACTATCACCGTTCACCAGAGAAAGCCTTGTTGATTGGGTTGATGACATGCGAAAAGCAGGATCACCTGAACCTGAGAAGCTAGTTCTAAATGCGCTGCGGACTGCGGTTGAAAGCAATGTCAGAAACTACAAGTACGTCAACGGCATCTTAAAAAACTGGGAGAGCAAGCGTCTTCTCACGGTTGCTGCTGTCGAAGCAAACGATAGTGAACGCAAAACGAATCAACCTCAGCGCCGTTACGGAAAGCCAGTTCGGAATGAGAAATTGCCCGATTGGGCTGAACCGGGTTACAAACCAGAACACAAAAAAGTGTCCGCAGAAGACAGAGCCAAATTGGCTGAGCAATTGCAAAAGCTACGAGCATTGGGCGAAAAGAATTAGGAGGGAAGCATATTGCTAAACAGTGTCTCACTAACAGGCCGGCTGACAAGAGATGTTGACTTGCGCTACACACAAAGTGGAACCGCTGTCGGCTCGTTCACGCTGGCCGTTGATCGCCAGTTCCACAGTTCAAACGGAGAACGTGAAACTGACTTTATCAGTTGTGTGATCTGGCGCAAGTCGGCTGAGAACTTTGCAAATTTCACCAAAAAAGGCTCCTTGGTTGGTGTGGAAGGCCATATCCAAACGCGCACGTATGATAACGCGCAAGGACAGAAAGTGTTCGTGACCGAGGTAATCGTTGATAATTTTGCTTTGCTTGAGTCACGACAGGCGTCTCAGAACAACCCTAAATCACAGCAAATAGCCAATACATCAGCAACAGCGACCACAAACGCGAGTCAAACGACTCCAAATGCTTCGCGAGCGAATGCTACGGATCCGTTTTCTAATAATGGCAAGCCGCTCGATATTTCTGATGATGATTTGCCATTTTAAAACAGGGAGGAAAAGCATGACACAAGTAACAGTGCGTTTATGCAAGCAAGGAGACAAAGTGTGGCGCGATTTCAAAGCGGAATTGCATAAGCGCTATGAGAAAGCCGTAATGCTAGACATTTCTGAAAGCGAAGCATTCTCAAAAATCGAAAAGCAAGAGTTCAACAACCGAATCGTTGTATCAAAGAAATCAATTGTCGAGAAACGGGCAGTTGCCGGTATTGATAATCGAGACATGCCGTCAGTGGCACTGATAAGTAGCATCAAGGCTGTAAACAAACGTGGGGAAGCTAACCGTAAGAAGTATGCAGTGAAAGTTGCTGAGGCGGCAAGCAAGAGCAAAACACTAACAGAGGTTGCAAAACGTGTTGGGGCGTCGCGGTCATTTATTTTAGCTGTCGCTAAAGAATTCCAGATCAAGTTGCCAAGCCGTAACAACGGCCATGAAGAGATTGCGAGTCGTTAGCCATGGTTGTTCGCAAGAGACGCAGAGGCAAATACAACGCACAGCCAGTTGTGATTGATGGCATTCGATTTGCAAGCAAAGCAGAGGGCGCCTACTACATGCTGATACGCAACAAGCCACAGAAGGTAACGATTCAGGAATCGTTTGAGATTTTGTCGGCATTCAAGATCAATGGCAAACGCTATTCAGCACGCGTATACACACCCGACTACTGCTTTTATGACGGTGATGAGTTGACAAAGGTTGTTGACGTGAAAGGCGGAGACGCGACTTTGACCACCGATGCCAGACTGCGAATGTTGCTGTTCATGATCAGGTACAAGATACCGATCACGATTGCTAGATATGACTATCACACAGGACTATTCACGGAAGAACAACTTTAGGAGGCCGACCAATGGAGTCAGAAGTAGACGATGTTTACATCAGCCAAGTGACCGGTGAGCCGGCGTACGTGGACATCAAAGGAATTTTGTACAAGCTTACGAAAGTAGAGGACGAAAAATGAGCGAAGGAAAACTGTACGCGGTAAAGAACGATGAAGGGAAATACTGGGACTTTGAAGACCAAGACGATTTCTGGCCATTAGACATCTCAGATTGCCCTACAACGCCTAGCAAGGAGCAGGCTGAAATAGTGGCTGATGAGCAGGGTGGTCACGTTGTCACGCTCGTTGAGGAACCCGAAAAGGTAGTCCTGACCAAGGAACAAGCCAAAATCGTTAAAGATGCACATGACAATAAGATTCCAGCCTGCCATATTGCTAACAAATCTGATGATGAGGAATTGTTGATGAATGCTTACGTCAACGGCTACACCGTGGAAAAGGACAAAAGGTACCTGGTGGAGCTAGATGGCCTTGTCACCACTGATAATGCTCAGCAGTACCTGACCAAGAAAAATGGCAAATGGTTTGCTTGCCGAAGAATGCCAGGAATGCATCAGGACTTCACTGACGAAGAGCTTAATGCGGCTCCTGAATGGGCGCAGCAACTGAATCGTGAAGAGGTGACTGACGATGAGCAATGAGACGAAGCGGGACGTGTTCGAGCGGGCACTATACGAATGGTACGACTTGATTTTTAAGGTCGGGGGCCAAGGAGAGGAAGCGTATGGATATTGTGAGTTTGATGGAACCATATCCAAATACGAGAAGGACTATGACGCCGCCTTGCCAGATGATCTGCCGGTGATTCCCAAGGAAATCGGAGAGTACATCGAACGGCAGAAACAGGGATCAACATTAAGATCAGCGATTATTGCCGCCACAGATTTTAACGCAGTCGATGATGAGGAAGCTGATTGGATATTCTACCATTCTGAGACTTTTGCCCTTGCATGGCTGCTAGGTGTCTGGCGCGTTGAGGAAACCGGAGAAATCGTGAAATTGGAGGCGGAGAAATGAACCCTTTTGATTCTTTTGAGTATGGTTCAACTATGGAAACAGCGCTAAAAGGCTACATTTTGCCTGACAATATGGACGGATATACAAGTCTGGGTACGCTGATACAAGGCTTAGAAGAAGAGTGCGAAGCCGAAGAGATTGAGGAGAACGGACTAATTGCTGAAAAAGACCTACCAGCATTCAGGCGTATGTGGAAAGAATCACCCGCAGAGTTCGTTGAAATAATCGCTGTTGAATGGGTAAGCACCATGGAAGAAATTATGAAATTGGAGGCGGAGAAATGAAACGAGAGATTAAGTTCAGAGCACACAGTAACCGCGAACGTTCTGGAATTGGTTTCTGGGAGCTCATTCGGCTTCCTGAAAGCAAATAAAAAAGCGCGTCTGATGAGGGACGCGCTGGAGGCCAGACGTACGATTGAGAGTAAATGAAATCAAAGATTAGGAGTTGGCCTCCAATGACAGTATAGCAAACGCACATGTTGAAAGTACATTTAAAAGCATCAAAAAAGCGCGCCGGGTGTTGACGCGCTCTGGAGGCCAAACGTACACGTGATTGATAGCAAATGGAATCGTTTAAAAGGAGTTGGCCTCCGTATGCAGTATACCAAAAAGCGCGTCACATAAGCAACGCGCGGGAGGTGCTTGAATCAGATTGTTCCCCCAACTTATAAGGTTAACACGCATAAGAAAGCATCTCCAAAGGTAGTATAGCAAAAGTCGCCCCGGATTAACAGGACGACTCAGTCTATCAAATCGAATTATTTGAAAGATAAGTATATCACAGAAAGAAGGAACTAAAAATGATCAAAGGCTTTAAAACAATCGATTTGAGCGCCAAGAAGGGATTTACAACTTTACCATACCCAGCACTGTCAGTTACTGAAAACAGGCTATCTCTTAATTCCAAAGCACGTGCTGCCTTGGGTGACTTCAAAGCCTTGCAATTTGGCATTGACGACAATCAATCGCAACTGGCGGTATTAGCAGCCCCAGCGGACGCAAGAGGAGTTGTGATTGCCACAACTGGGTTGAAGAAAAGCGGAATTATCTGCCGCTCTGAGCTGAGTCAGTTGCTTGCTAAAATTTCCAACAGCAAGAAGCCAGTATTCAAAGGCCACGTTAAAGAGCCAGCAACCATTGTCTTTGATTTATAGGCTTAGTCGAAACCGCTGGGAGGGTCAAATGAAAAAGAAATCAGTCATTAAAAAGAAGCGTCGACGCATGAGGGCCACACGGCTTGCCAATGAAAGAAAGATCACCCAGGCAAAGGAACGTGAACGCTGGGGCGGCAAATATACACTAGACGAATTAATCGAGCGGAGCATTAATCTTTAA